CGATCAACGTTTCCAATCGTTACGGGGCGTTGCTCGGCGTCAACGTGGCGTCTGGCCTAACCGTTGGGGAGCCGCTTTTCCTGCACGCGAATAACAACACCGGCGCCAGTCTGCTCTTTTCGGCAGAGCTGTGATCGGCGCTGGTTCGCAGATTTTAGCGGCCCGCTTCGGCGGGCCTTTCCTTTGGCGGCGGGCTCCCCCGCCTTTCTAATAGGAGAACCGGAAATGAGCGATCCGATTTTCGGCATCAGCATTACGCGGGTGGATAACGAGCCGCGCCCTGCCGTCGTTACCGATATGTCGGTTGTGGGGCTCGTCTTTACCGCGCCGGATGCCGACGAAAGCGAATTCCCGCTTGACACGCCTGTTCAGTTCTTTTCGGACGACGCCGAAAAGCTCGCCAAGATGGGAAAGGACGGGACCGGCTATCGCGCTGTCTCGCTTATCAATGAGCAGCTTGGCGAGTTTCAGGCGGCGGCGAATATCGTCGGTGTTCGCGTCGCCGAGGGCGTGTCCATCCCCGAGACTATCGCGAACCTTCGTGGCGATATCAACGCCCGCACGGGTATGTTCGCGCTCCTCAACGCTGGCGCCGAGCTTGGCATTACGCCGCGCATTATCTGCATCCCCGGCTATACCTCGCAGGCTCTCGGGTTCGTGAAGTCTGTCACCATTACGAATGCTGGCTCCGGCTACGAAGTCGGCGACGCTATCTCGGGCACGGGCGGCGGCGGCAGCGGCTTCACCGCCGAGGTTTCCGAGGTTGATAGCGACGGCAAGATTACGGGCGTGACGATTACCGATCCCGGCTCGGGCTACACGTCCACGCCTGCGCTCTCTGTCTCCTCGTCGGGCGGCACTGGCGCGACGCTTACCGCCGTCGTCGATACCGTCTCTAATGCTATCGTCGCGTCTCTCCCGACGCTCCTCGACCGGCTGCTTGCCGTTGCCGTCGTCGATGGGCCGGCCACCACGCTTACGGATGCGATTAACTGGCGCGAGAGCATCCAGTCGATGCGGATCATCCCGGTTGATCCGGCTGTGAAGGTCATGGACGAGGATGGGAGCATCATCACCGTTCCGGCCTCCCCGGCAATCGTTGGCGTCGGCGTTCGCCGCGATCACGAGTTCAGCGGACGCCCGTTCCACTCGTGGGCAAATCAGCCCATCCGGGGTATCGTCGGCCCGTCGCGTCCTATCGAGTTCTCTATTCTCGACGGCGCGTCCGAAGGGCAGCAGCTTCTCGCAAAGAACATCGGCGTTATCGTCCGGGGCGAGAATACCGACGGCGCGGTTGCCGACGGCGGATATGTCTTTGTCGGAACGGACACGTGCTCCGAAAATCCGTTGTGGACGTTTTACAATCAGGTGCGCGGGCGCGATTATATCCACCTGATGTTCGTCAAGACCCTTCGGTATTTCCTCGGCCGGCGCAATATCGACCGGGGCACCATCGAGGACATTCTGAACACGATGACCTTCGCGCTCCGCGATATTCAGGCGCAGGGCGACCTGCTCGGCTTCCGCGTCGGCTTCAATCGGGACACCAACAGCCCCGAACAGCTTCGTCTCGGGCGCTTCACGGTTGCCTTCGCCGCCGAGGAGCCTCCGGTGCTCCGCTACCTCGGTATCCAGTCGGCGCGCTATCGCCCGGCGCTCGATACGCTTCTCAACGATCTTCTCACGCAGCTCGACGTGAACGCTTAACAGGCCGCCCGCCTTTTCGGCGGGCGGTATCGTCTAAAATCTCGTCCGATAGGAGCAGCAAGCGATGGCGAGCACGATCTATATCATGGAGGCCGCAAACCTCTTCTGCGGCGACCATGACCCCGAGAACTCGAAGCACCTCACGCTCGAAGAATTGAAACTTCCTGACCTTCAGGAGGTCTTGATTGACCATCAGCCGGGCGGCGGAAAGTTCGGCGTCGAATTTGCCGTCGGCGTGGAGAAGTTGGAGCCGACGTTTAAACTCAAAGGGTGGGACGCGCCTCTGCTCCGTCAGTTCGGCCTTGGACTTCCGGGACGCCAGACCTTCACAGCCTACGGCGTGATCCGCGACAAGAGGTCAGGAGAGGCTATCGAGGGCAAGGCTGTCATCGAAGGGCGCCTTTCTCGGATCGCTCCCGATACCTTCCAGCGCGGCGAGAGCATGGGGCATGAGTATGCCATCAATGAAGTTCTCCACTACGCGCTGTATTTCAACGGGCAGGAGGAGATTTATTTCGACTTCTTTACGAATACCGTTCGCTTCGGCGGACAGGACCGCGACCCTGCCGTGAACAATATTCTTCGTATCCCGACGCTCTAAGCGTCAACTGGAATGAACTATCGAGCCCGCCCTTAATGCGGCGGGCTTTTCTTATGAGGAAGCGAAATGAAGGCCGATACTCCTGTGAAATACGATCTTGTGCACGCAATTGAGGTCGATGGCGCGACGATTACCTCTGTTACGATCCGCCGTCCGAAAGGCAAGGATTTGGTGAAGATCGGCGACCATCTTGCGACCATCGCGAAGACCGAGGACGCGCCGGACGCCGCCGCCTTCTCGGCGATGATTGCGATTGCCGCTCATATGACTGGGATCGACATCAAGGCCGCCGAAGAGCTTGATAGTGAAGACCTTCAGGTCATTATCGGAAAGGCGCTTGAGCCGCTGGGGGAAAGGCAGGGGGATGGGAAAGCAAAGACTGGCGGCGCATGATCGGCTTCGCCGCTCAAACGCTTTCGACACCCATCCCCTTCTTTCTCGAACTGCCGGTCGATGAGCTAATCGACTGGCTCGAAACCGCGTCGCTAATGCCTCGGATTTCGTGAAATGGCTAACCTGACGAGCACATTGGTGGTTCGCCTTCGCGATGCCGTTAGCGGCCCCGCAAAGGCCGCTGCGGCTTCGCTGCGGAACATCGCCGCAGCGGCCCGAGGCATTAGCACGGCGAGCGGCGCTCTTGGCCGCAACTTTATGGCCGTGCAGACGAAAGGCGTGACCGACTTCCGCCTTCGCGTGCTCGACGCTGTTGCCGCCGTCTATGTTCTCAAGAGGGCGCTCGGCGCGCCGATCAAGGCCGGCGCCGACTTTGAGACCGTGCTTGAGGATATCCGCCAAAAGGCGGATATGTCCGAGACGGCGCTCGCCCGTGTCGGACAGCGCCTTAAGGCGCTCGGGCGCGAGACGAACCAAGGCGCCGCCGCTATGGGCGGCGTCGTGGATTTCCTCGTTGGCATGGGCCTCGGCGGCGAGACTGACGAGGAGAACGTCGAGAACGCTCTCGCGATGGCCGGGACGATTGGTAAGGTCGCCACGGCCTATCGCGCCGCCTCCGAGGAGGTCGCGCGCTCCGCTCACGCCGTATTCCTCAATATGCGCGTCCCGGCGGAGCGGATGACGGAAGCGTTCGACATCATGGCCACCGCCGGCAAGATGGGTGGCTATGAGCTCCAGAATATGGCGAAAGATTTCCCGGCTATCACGGCGGCTGCGCAGTTCGCCGGATCGACGGGGCTGGAAGGCGTCGCCGATATCTCGGCGGCTCTTCAGGTCGCGCGCAAGGGCGCGCAGGACGGCGAGCAGGCCGCCAACAACCTGATGAACTTCTTCCAAAAGCTTACGCTCAAGGAGACGATTAAGAACTTCGAAAAGTTCGGTATCAATATCGTCAAGGAGTTGAAGCGCGCCCGTAAGCTCGGGATTTCGCCTATTGAGCACGTCCTCGGTATTCTCAAGGAGATTACTAACAACGACGCCGACCAGATCGCGCAACTATTCGGCGACAAGCAGGTCATGGAGTTCCTGCGACCGATGTGGGCGAATATCGACGAATATCGCCGCATCAGACAGCAGGCGCTCAACTCGCAGGGGACGGTCGAAAAGGATTTCGTCAGCCGTATGAAGACGGCTCAGGCGTCCTTTGATCGCTTCCGCAATTCGGTTCAGGAACTGTGGATCGGGATAGGAACGAAAATTCTCCCCTCTCTAACCTCGGCGGTTAGCGAGTTCGCGACTATCCTCGATACGCTGGATCAGCGCGTTACCGTTTTCGACAAGATCGGAGCGGCGCTTAACGGGTTCCTTTCCGGCCTCGGCTTCGGGGACGGCGGAAGCCTCTCGTCAGCGCTTAAAGAATTGTCGGAATTCATTTTCGGCAGCCTTGCGACGTTCGATCAAGACACTGACAAGATCGGGCAAATCTTTCTAAGGTTCCGCGAATGGGGCGCTGCCTGTCGCGAGTTCGCGGCGGGGGTTCGTGACCTCGTTGCTCCCCTCGCCGAGTTCTTCGGCCTCGATTGGGGAACGTTCCTCAGCTATGCCGCCGCCTTCGGCGCGACGGCAATAACGCTGACCGTACTCGCGAAGTCGATCCGGGCCGTCGCGTCGGCTCTTCTGTTTCTGTCCGGCGCCTCCGCCGGGCTTGCCGTCCTCAAGAGCCTCGTCCGGATTGGTGGCATCGGCCTCGGCGCCCTCAAGGCTGTCAAGGCGGCGAAGGCCGCTGGCGCGGCAGGGGCGGCAGGAGCGGCAGGCTCGGCGGCAGGCAGGGCCGGGGCGGCGGGCGCCGCCACCGCCGCAGGGCGTTCGTCTGGTCTCCTCGGCGGAGGACTTGGGAAGGTTCTACGCATTGGCGGTTACGCCATGCTGGCGAAAGAAGCCCTCGATATCCTCGATCCAAAGGGGAACCTCTGGGGGCTGACGAGCGGCATCGATGCGTGGGTAATGCAGAAGTTCGGCTTCAACCCGTCGCGCCTGCCGGACGCCGTGCGGCAATTGAACGGCGAGACACCGGGGCAAGCCGAGGCGTTCACACGGCAGCGGATTGATGAGATCAACCGCCGGATCGCCGAAATTCAGGCACGCACGCACCCGTCGATGCGCGACGCGCCGAACCCGGAACTGGATCGCCTTCGCTTCGAGAAGGCCGACCTCGAAAACCAACTCGCGGCCGCCGGGCAGCAGTCCGGCGCCGCTTTCCGGCAGGGTCTCAATGCCGAGATGCAGGCCGCTGTCGCGGAGGCCGAGGCAGCGGCGGCTCGGATCAAGAGCGCCCTCGAATTTACAGCTAGGCCGACGATCCAGCCTCGCGTTGACGGCGCGGCTCTTCGCGGCGTTCACGCTGACGTGGGGGTTGACTGATGCTTATGACGCTCGGGCCTCTCGCTATGGAGGTGTGGCCCTTCAACCCGACCGAGACGGAACGAGAGAGCGGCGGGGAGTACGTCGAGAAGCCCGTGGTGGGACGGCGCCCGCCGCTAGAGTTCGTCGGGGATGCCGGGGAGACCTTCACCATTACGGCGAAACTCTTCCCGGAAAAGCTCGGCGGTCTTGGCTCTCTCTCGCAACTGAACGCGCTTCGGCAAAGTGGCCTCCCGCAATACCTTATGCGCGGCGATGGCGTTCCTCTCGGCTGGTTCGTCGTGAGGAGCGCCAAGGAGAAATCTACCTACCTCGACGCTAAGGGCGTCGGTCGCGTTATCGAGGTCGAAATCAGCCTTCGGCGGGCCGATGCGCCCGCCGGGCTAGACCTCTTCACATCAATCATAGGGATGGTGGGATGAGCGATCCGAGCCGTTCCGAAGCGATCACCGTCAAGGGCGATTTCATCAGCGTGGACCTCCTCGCGTGGCGCAAGTTCAAGGATCACCGAAACGGTTTCGTTGAGCGCGTTCTCGACACGAACCCCGGTCTTGCGGACCTAGGGCCTATCCTTCCCGTGGGCACGAAGGTCGTTATCCCTCTCGACGCCCCGGAGCTAAAACCTGCCGAGCGGCCCGTCGTGCGCTTGTGGGATTAAGGGGCGATGATCAAGAGAACGCTCTGCATTATCCGCGTAGACGGAAACGACGTGTCGTCGGTTATCAACCCGCGCCTTATCAACCTGTCTGTCACTGACAAGGCGGGCATGTCGAGCGATACCGTCAGCATCGAAATCGACGATACCGGTGGGCTCGTGCTCCTTCCGCGTGAAGGAGCAGCGATTGAGGTTTTGCTCGGTTCTAATGCCGATGGTGTCGCGCTGGTCTTTAGTGGCGTGGTTGACGAAGTGCGCTCGAAGGGCTCTCGAAACGGCGGGCGCACGTTGTCAATCTCGGGGAAAGGGATCGACACGAAGGGTAAGGCGAAGGAGCCGCAGGAAAAGCATTGGGACAACGAAACGCTTGGCAACGTCATCCAAGACGCCGCCAAGCGCGGCGGAATTGAAAGCGTCCGGATCGATCCCGACCTTGCCAAGGTGCGACGTCCATATTGGGCGATGCAAGGCGAGAGCTTCATCCACTTCGCTGAGCGCATCGCTCGCGAGGTCGGCGGCACGTTCAAGGTCGCGAACGGTATTGCGATACTTGCCAAGCGGAACGGCGGCACGTCTGCGAGCGGCGCCGCCTTGCCGACCGTCCGCGCAGTCTATGGCGACAATCTGATCTCGTGGGACATCGCGCCGGTCATCGGTCGCCCACGCTATAAGAAGGCGAAAGCGCGCTGGTACGATACCAAAACGGCGACTTGGAAAACCGAGGAAGTCGAGATCGCGGACCCGGATGCAAAGGCCGAATTTGTCAATCGCTTTACAGCGCCAGATCAGGAAGAGGCTCGCGAGCATGCCGAAAGTCGCAAGGCTGATAGCGAGCGCGGCAAGGGCGGCGGATCGATCACGATTGACGGCAACGCCGATGCCGCGCCCGAAGGCACGGTCATCCTCGTCGGCGCCCGGCCTGGCATCGACGGTACCTATCGGATCGACAGCGTCAACCACGACTTTTCCCGCAGCTCGGGTTGGACGACGCGGCTAGATATCAAGCAGCCGCAGGGAGAGGCAGGGAAAGACAGCAGGGGGCAGAAGAAGAAATCGAGCTCCGGGCCGAGATATTACAATATCGAGCGAGGGGAATGGATCGACACCGGCTCCTCGTCGAGCTCCGCCAACTAAACTGAACTCCCGGTTACGTGAAGCAGGCCGCGCCTCGTGCGCGGCCTTTTTTGTTGGAGGAAGGCACATGAGCAACAAATGGCCGTTGCAGAAGGATTGCGCGAAATTCTACGGCAACCCGGCTGGCGCTAACGGCAAGGCTTCCGCCAAGTGGGAAAGCGAAAATCTCGTTCTGGTCTCCTGCCCTTGGGTGCTTCGGTACAACAACAAGCCGGTCAAGGGCATCCGCGTCCATCGCAAATGCGCCGATAGCCTCTCCCGTGTTCTCAACCGCATCTGGGAGCGCTGCGGAAGGTCTCAGGCGGAAATCGACCGTATCGGCATGTCGATCTATGGCGGCGGCTATAACTTCCGCGCCATGCGTGGCGGCTCGTCCCTGTCGATGCACAGCTATGGTTGTGCCGTCGATTTCGACCCGGCGCGCAACGGCCTCGGCAACGCTAAGCCCGCAATGGACCGCCGCGTGATCGAAGAATTCGAGCGCGAGGGCTGGGAATGGGGCGGGCATTGGAGCCGCCCGGACGGGATGCACTTTCAGGCCGCGTGGACGAAGGCGAACCCGCCGCGCCTGAAAGCTTCCGCCTCTTCGACGGCTTCCTCAGCGAAAGCCAAGGCAGCCGCGACGCCCTTCCCTCCGGGCGTCTACGACGAGGCGTGCGAGCGTCTTCAGACGCTACTCAAGGGCCTCGGTTATCATGATGTTGGCATGATTGACGGGAAGTGGGGGCCGCGCACGGAAGGCGCCCTTCTCGTCTTCAAAGCCGACAACGGACTGCCGCTCAATACCACAGTCGATGCGAAGGTTTGGGCCGCGCTCGAAACCGCCGCTCCGCGTCCAGTTTCGCCGGAGCGCGCCGCCGCAAAGACGGCGCCGAGCGAGGCCGCCAAGGTCGCGCAGGTCACGAAGGCTGTAGGTGTCACGGTTGCCGCCGCTGGTGCGACGGATACGGCGTTGCAGCCGGTCGGCGGGCTTACCGGCGCGCTCGAATGGCTCGGGCAGTTCTCGGGCGCTCTGCAATCCGTCGTCGGGCCGCTGAAAGACCTCATCGGCATGGCTGCCGGTAATTGGCCGATCCTCGTGCTGCTGCTCGGCGTCGTGCTCTATTTCGTGGGCAAGCGCGTCTTCCGCGACGAGCTTGAGAGCTTCCGCCGGGGCGAATGGTCGTGATTGAGAGCGTCCTATCTTTCTTGACCTCACGCATCGGCCTCGCCGCCGTCGCGCTCGTCGTCGGCTATTTTGCCGGCCACAACGCGGCTCGTCAGGGCGAGGAGATGCGCAACTTGCGGAGCACGAACGCTACGCTCAGAACCGAGCTTGCCGTCGTGCGCGCCGCGCACGAGGCGGCGGATGCCGAATTGCGGGCGCTCAAAGCGTGGCAAGATGGCGTAAAGGGGCAAATCGATGCATATGCCGAGGAGTTGGCGAACCGTCCGGCTGACGCCGCTTGCCGTCTGTCTGACGCTGACGTTAAGCGCCTGCGCGGCTTCCAATAAGGCAGCCATGTCCCTGCCGCCGTCGTCGGCGGCGGGCGATCTTTTCCGGCCCGTGCCTCACCCGACCATCAAGCCGGGCGATGACGCCCGAATGAAATTGGCGGAAACGTCGATTGCGCTCGCGACGGCAAACCGGCGAATTGACGGTGCGCGGCGCTGGTACGAGGCAATTCGGACCGAGGCCGAACGCGGGGGCAAGTGATGGATGTTGGGGGGTCGGCGGTGGTGGATCAGCAGAAATTCGATCTCGGGCTATCCGAGGAGGAGCTCAAACGCATCAAGCTTCTCCTGAAGGCGTTTCCGGACGACGAGGCGGCAAAAAAGGCCGTCGAGCTTTTCAAGACCTATCAGTCGTTCGAGCACTTGGGAAAAATCTTTCTAGCGATCCTGAAGATTGCCGCCGTCATTTCCGCCGGTATCATTGCGCTATCGCAACTCCGGGGCATGATCCCAGGGTGGGGCAGGGGAGGATGATCGATGTACAGGTGCCCCAGTCTCCTCCTGAAGCTATGGCGCGGCCTCGTCCTCGCCTCGGTATTTATAGTTGGCACAACCCTTGTCCGCTGGTGGGCCGACGCAAAGCCGCCAATCGAAATCATCAGCGTCCGCGCGAAAGACACCACCACGACGCGCGGAGGTTATATCGTCCTCGATTACGAGACGCGCGCCCTCCGGGCATGCAGCGGCGTTGCGCAGCGCGTTATCGTCGATAGTCAAGACGTTTTGCAGATCATCGAGCCCGCGCCGGTATTGATCAGCGAGGAGGCGATTTCTGCGAGGCGCACGCGCTCAAGCGTTATCGTCCCGGTTCCGCATGGCGCGGCAATCGGCAGGGCGCGCTATCAGGCTGTCCTGAGCTTCCAATGCAACCCGCTTCAGCGCGCATTCGGCTGGACTATCGAAGTTCGGACGCCGACGGTTTTCTTCGAGATCACAGATGGCGGCAATCCGGAAATCCGCCGCCTCCCTCTCTACAATCAGACGCCCGCTCCGAAGCTCACGCCCGACAAGATCGGATATCTTGCCGGGTTCGCCCCGGCGGTTACGTCGCTCGCGCCTACTGGTACGAGCGCGGCGCGCGACCTCTTTCAGTGTGAGGGGATGACGTTCGTTCGCCCCCATTTGCGGCGGGCGGGGTCGAGCACGGTCTTCGTCCGCCCCTATTG